GAAAAATTAATAAGTTATATATAATATATTTAAAGAAAGTAATTTGAAAAAATATTAAAAATTCTTTCTTTTTATTTTACTAATGTAGTATAATGTAATTAGTTAGTAAGTTTATTACTTACTATCATCTTTTAGCCTAGGAGTTGTTAGACCTGCTCCCTACTGGCACCATTGGTAAATTTGCTCGAACTATTCGAGCTTCATATAAATGCACTTAGATTGTGCAAAAAACGTCAAAAAAACGAAAAAATGCACAATAATTTTAAAAAAATGTGCATTTTTATTCACTTTTATATTTGGATATGTTAATATTTAATTAGGTGATGAAAATGGAATCATTTAAAGTTAAAGAATTACCAATCGAATATAACATAGACAAAGAATTGCTGAAATTAATTTCAGAAGCTAATGAAAAATATGGAGAATATAAATCATACTTGAAAAATATTGATTTTGATTCACGTTTTTTTCTTGATTCTATTATTTTAAGTGAAAGTTTAAAATCAACGCAAATAGAAGGAACTCAGATATCACAAGATGAAATGTATTATTTAAAGTATATGCCGAATAGTGATGATAATTTAGAAATTCAAAATTTAAAAAAAGTTATTGACTATTCAAATGAATATTTAAAAAATAGTAATAAAATAGATATTCATTTTGTAAATCACATTCATAAAATAATATTAAATAGTGTTAGAGGTAATGAAAAAGAGCCTGGAAAAATTAGAACAATACAAAATTGGATAGGACCTAAAGGATGTGGTATTGAAGAGGCAATTTTTATTCCTCCTCTTCCTGAAGATGTTCCGTTATTATTGGATAATTTATTTAAATATATGAATGATGAATTTATTGATCCACTTTTTGTTAATTTAGCTATTTCACATTCTCAGTTTGAAACTATTCATGCTTATCGTGAACCTAATGGCATTAGGTACTTTTTTTATTTATAAGTAATTACGAGCTTTCGCTCGTTTTTAACAAAAACGATATGATCTATTAAAGAATGAGTAACTATGGCTTTGTCATCATCACTAATAGTAGGATCTGTGAGTATTCCATAGGCATCTTTACATCTCTTAAAAACATCTTCTCTTTTTTCAATTTCACTTTTACTTTTGCCTTTTTTAGCAATTTCTTTTAAAATCAACTGCTTATCATTATTTAATCTTTCTTTGTTTTCCTTATATTCTTCTAAAGAATCAATTCCATTTTCATAAGCTAATTTAACTCTTTTCTCTTTTATTTCAATTTGACTTAATTGATTTTGCAATATTGCCACCTCATCAGTATTGTCAAAACTTTTTCTACTTATTTCTATATTTATTGGTTTGTCTTTAAAATTAATTTTTAATTGTTCTAATATGGCTTCTTCTACAGATTTAACTGTAATTGAGTGACTAATAGTGCATCTAGCATGGGTATATCCAGTACATTGAAATGCTTTCCCATTTTTTACGAGCATTTCGCCGCAATTATCGCATCTTATTAATCCTCGTAACCAATGTTCATGTTTTACTTGATGCTTTCTATGACCATATACTTCATTCATGGTTTTTAATTTTTCTTGTGCCTTTTCCCATACCTCATCGGTAATAATATGTTCGTGAGTTGATTTTTTTACAATAGTGTCAGGGTTGTTAAAATCCCTTTGCATTCCATCTTCGGTCCATCTAATATATCCAATATATATGGGGTTATTTAAAATCCATAATACAGCACGATCACTAAACTTTCCATTTCTTTTAGTTTTAATTCCTAATGAGTTTAACCATATTGTTATATTTCTTAATGATTCGCCATTAATAAACTTATCAAATATTTTTATAACTATATCCGCCTCATCTTTTTTTACTATTAATTCTCTTATGATTTTATCTCTGTTTTTTTCTTTTCTTATCTCTTTAATAACTTTTTCATAACCAAATGGAGCAGGAGCACTGGATTCGCCGCGATCGGCTTTCTTTCGTTGTCCTTTTTTTACTTCATCACTTAAATTCATGCTGTAGTATTCGCCCCATGTTTCAAGTTGGCTTTCCATCATCATTGCAAGTTTTTTATCTTCTGGTAGTTGTTCTTTTACTGCAATTATATCTATTCCTAATTTTTTTCTTAATTTAGATTTATACACGATACTATCTTCACGATTACGAGCAAATCTATCATATTTATGAACTAGTATTAAATCAAAAGGTTTTTCTTTTTCTTCCGCCTTTAACATCATCATTTGAAATTTAGGTCTCTTATCTGCTCGGGTACCAGAAAGCCCAGGTTCAATATAAATATTTTCTTTTGGTAGCATTATATTTTCTTTGATACAATATTTTATTATATCCTCTAACTGTGCCTCTGGACTATATTCTGTTTGCATATCAGTACTTACTCTTAAATAAGCTGCTGCTATTCTAATTTTGCATGTGCTATCAAGAGTATTGATGTGTTGTATTAATTCTTTGTATATAGGCAGATTCTTTAATAAATCATCTACTGTAATATTTTCATAATTATTGTTCATTTTATTACTCTCCTTATTGCGAATATTCGTTAAATTTGCTATAATGAGAGTACAGAAAAAGAATTGCTGTGGTAGGTAATTTTATTTTCTGTACTCGGTCCTATTGTTGCTGCAATAGGTCCTTTTTTATTTATATAAGATCATAGTATTAAATCCCTCTTGATTTCCCATGATTCCTTGTCCTACTAACGAGTTGAATTTAACATCTACTATCTCATATCCATCATTCTGTAATCCATCTAAAATAACATTTAATTGGGTTGTATATTTATCTTCACATCCAAATACTTGGTTGCCTAGTTTACTAAAACTGTTAATCATTAATATATGGACATTTCCATTTTTTTCTTTTAAATATTTTTTAGTTTCCTCATATACAGAATTAGCCGTATTGGTTTGATTTGTAGTAAATAATCCCATGATCACACCTCCTAAATTATGATAAATATATGTTTTAATTGCCAAAATTTACATTTCGATCCTCAAAACATACATTTGGGGATATTTTTATAATTTTTCTTGTAATGATTGGTATAATAATACATTAAAACTTATAATAGGACCCCGAAAGGGGGAATTGTTAATGTATTTAAAGAAATTATACAAAAAGCTTAATCGAAAAAAGGTCAACATTGAATATTATATTATTTTTATAGAATATTTCTTTTAAGAGATATTCTTTATTTATCTTTCATAATAAAATTTTTATTAATTTTTGCAAATTCTATAAGTTTATTAAAATTTTCTTCTGTTAATTCTTCGTTATCATCCAATAAACCTTTTCTTTTAAGAACATCTTTTAGCAGTTTCATTTCCTCTTCTTTAGATAATTTTATTTCTTTTCTTTCTTGTGTTTGTAAGTCACTACCAATAAGTTCAGGTAATTTCACAAAAAGGGTTTCTTCTAAAATTACTAAATTATCTATACTTGGTGAATTTTCGCCAGCTTCCCATCTCGCAATCGATGCTTGAGTAATTGGCTTTATCTTTTTATCATCAGGTAAATCTCTATTATATATTTCACATACTCTAGTAGTTTGTCTTGCTAATTCACTTTGGGACCATCCCCTAATTTCTCTTAAATACTTTAAATTTTTAGCAAAATAATTATTCATAGATTACCTCCAATCTATACATATTATAATATTTATTTTACACAAAAACAAGTTTTTTATGAAAATATGTATAATTTATATTGACTTATGAAAATTTGTATAGTATGATTGGATCGTAGGAGGTGATACGATGAGAGACAAAATAGAATATCTAAAAGGTAATATTGCTAAAGAATTAAGAAAGTTAAGAGCAGAATCTGGTCAATCTCAAACAGAAGTAGTCCTTGGAATCAATGAGAAAAACAAAGATAAAGTAATAAATATAGGAACTTTGGTTAGATATGAAAAAGGATCTGTTACTCAAAATCTTGATAAACTTGTAATTATTTTAGATTATTACAATTTAGATATATATTATTTTTTTAAACTTATCTATGAAAATATGTATAGAAATGATTCGGAAAATTAGGAGGGTGTCGATGCAAGATCATAAAAATGGTCAAGGATTAAAAAACATTCATGAAGATAACACCCTAAAAGATCAAAAGAGAAAAAAACTCATCGTTGAAGTTTCAAATCCTAAAACTGATGAGGAATACAAAAAGATGATAGATCAAGTAAATAACAATTTTAAATTACTTTATTCATCTAAAAATTAAAGAAAGAGGCGAACTTATTATGAAAAAGAAAAAAATTAGAATTAAATGGAAAAATGTAGCATTAATAATAATCTTACTATTATGTGTAGCATTGATTATACATGATTTTTATATGATTGCTATACAACCTTGGATCAATGGAAGATCAGCTCAATGGACTTGGTTCGGATTCGGAACATTTATTCTAGCATTTATTATTGGAGGTGCAATCATTGATTATTTTAACGATGAAATCAATAAGAAATAAAAAAAGATTTATAAGTCAAACATCAACTCATAAATCGAATTGTAAATCTACCATAAATTTACTCCTTAATTATAACATTTTAAGGTAGTAATTGTCAAATGGGTAATTAAGGAGGCGATGCAAAATTAAAAAATTGAAGAACTATTTTTCACACGACTTTAATGCGAGAAATGATATTAAACTAAAAAAAGTCAATATGGATCTCGGAATGAGTGGCATCGGCCTTTACTGGTGCATAGTAGAATGTCTTTATGAAAATAATGGATATTTAGATTTAGATCAGATTAATTTATTAGCTTATGAATTACGAGTCGAAAAAAAATTAATTGAAGATATAATTGATAACTATGATCTCTTTAAAAAGAATAAAAAAAGTTTCTATTCAAAAAGTGTTTTGCAGCGATTAGAAAAAATTAACGAAATTTCAAGGAAAAACAAAGAAAATGCCAATAAAAGATGGGCTAATAAAAAACAAGAACGACCGAAAACCGATAGCAATGCGACCGCATTACAATCGGAATACAAAGAAAAAGAAAATAAAATAAAAGAAAATAAAAATAAAATAAAAGAAAATATTCTTATAACTACTACTAACTTATTTGAATATATAGAGAGTAATTTTGGTCGGCCACTATCACCGCTAGAGTATGAAAAAGCGAATCATTGGTTGTCGTTATATGATCAAGAAATAATCGAATATGCAGTTAAAATTGCTGTTATGAATGGAAAAAGAACATTCAACTATGTTGAGGGTATCTTAAATAACTGGAAAGGTAAGGATCTAAAATCGATTAAGGATATCACAGAAGATAATTTGCGAATATTGGCCTTAAAACATAGAGATGAGCCAAAAGAAAAAATTGAGATATTTGATTATGATTGGTTGAATGATCCTGATATTAGAAACGAGGAGGACGATGATGAGTAAATTAAAAGAAAATATCGATTTATTTAAACTAAACAAATTACAACTCATTAAAAAAATAAATTCATTGGAACTTCATGTAGAAGAACTGGAAGATACTATCAAAGATGAATTGTATAAAACATTTATGGGTAAATTACAAGAACCACAAGAACTTAATAGGTATAAAAAAGAAAATACCAATTTAAGAAAAAAAATTAAAATTTTAAAAAATTTGCTAAAAGGCGAAAAATAACACCTACCACAGTAATTAAAAATAAATTTAGAGAGAGAGGAAAATAAAATGAAAATAGGAAATGTTGTTATTAACAAAGTTGAAAACGAGGGAAAGGTAAAAGCATATGTTACATTTGTAATCAATGATAATTTTGCAATACATGATGCAAGAATCATTGAGGGTAACAATGGTTTATTTGTAGCGATGCCAAGTAGAAAAACTACTAATGGTTTTAAGGATGTATGCCATCCAATTACACAAGATTTAAGACAAGAAATTGATCGTATTATTCTTGAAGAATATAACAAATAAAAGCTACTTACTATTCCATCGTTTATTGTATGGAATAGTAGGCAGGCACCTACTATTTTTTAAGGAGGTAAAACATGGATAAAGGTGTAATGCTATCAATACATCCTGAATGGTTAGAAATGATTTTTAATGAAGAAAAAGGCCTAGAATTTAGAAAAAAAATTATTTCAACTATTAAACCAGAAACAAAAATATATTTTTATGAAACTAAAAAGAAAAATGGAACTGGTAAAGTTGTGGGCGATGCAATTATTACAAAAGTAGATATGTTAGATCCAACAAAACATGATTTATATCTACAATGCTGGAGTTATATTGGATATTTAAATCAAAGATACATGATTTGCTTTACTGCAGTAAATAAATATGATCATCCTTTAGAATTAACAGATTTTGAATATAACAATGGAAAAATTTTAATTCACCCACCGCAAAATATGGTTAATGTTAGGAGGAAATTAAAGTGAAAACCATAATCGAAACAATAAAAGAAAATAAATATTTTATCATAATAACCATCTTATCTATTTTAACAACTTTATTCTTTGCAACTACTGCTTTATTTATCAGCATTAGTGATGATTTAACACATGTAGCACAAACAAAAGATGAAGAAATTAACAAATTAAATACAGAAATAGATAGACAAAAAATGATATCTGATGATTGGTATCAAATGTGGATAGAAGAAAGATCTGCTAATGAGTGGCTATGGGATATGTATTATTCGAATGTAAGTTCTTATGATGGCGAATATGAGTATTACGAATAGGAGGGATAGAATGATTAAAAATGCTTTACAAGGTATTGCAGATGCAATAACATCAGAAGATTTTGCAAGATTATTTATAATATCAGCTATCATGTTCTTTTTGGGAATGATGGTAGGGGTGTCAATATGTGATTATAATGTGAAAAAACAATGTGATGAAATGAGTATAACAGAGGCATTGAAATATCCTTACTGCAGAAATTACTTTGAAGAAGAATTAGAAAAATTGGAGGATTAAAATGGAAGAAAAAGAAATAAAAGATTTTCCAATGGATCCTGAAAAAATCCAAGAAACATTAGATAAAATTTACAATATAGTAAGATCTATTGCAAAAGTAATATCAAATACATTTTCGGAGTTTTGGGATAGAATCGGCGGTGATGTCATTCTGCAGTATAAGAAATTGTATGAAGAATCGCAGTGGAAATATATAAAAAAGGGGAAAAGGTATGTAAAAGTAAGGAGGCATAATAGTGAAGATATTGGCAGAGCATTTTCGAGAAAAATCCAGCATTATAAGAAACAAGTACAACGATCTTTATCATCTAAATGAAAAAGTTGAGTTTATATATCAAGATGCTTATGTAACAGAATGGTCCTTATACAGAAAATATACAGATATTGATTTATACTTTTCCAATAACAATAAGGCAATATTAAGCTCAAAGTATGGGAATACATTAGATGATCTTACTGCATTTATTGATAAGTTGGAAAGTAAAAGAGTTAATAAATATAGAAATTTAAGGTAAATGGAGGTGTAGATATGGCTAAAAGATATAACAGTAACTGGGATGCTAAAAGACTAGTAGTTAGTTTTAATCAAAAGCAGTGGCGACAAGATTTTGCAGCATTTGTAAGAGAAAAAAAGTTCTGGTCCATGGCAAGGGTAACTAGATCTAAAGCTATAAGTAACAATCATCTAGACAGAGGAATTAAGTCATTTGAAGTTTATGATCGATATGGTGGAAGTGTAAAGGTTACTTATCAAGATGACAATAAGATTATTGATTCAACAGATAAAGAATTAATAACAAAATATTTAGAAGAAAGGGGCATGTAATATGTCGGTAAAGAATAAACTGGTAAACTTAAATGATCATTTATTTGAACAGCTAGAGAGATTAAATGATGAAGATTTAACTGGTGATGAATTAATAGAAGAAATAAATAGATCCAAAGCAATAACAGATGTAGCAACTAAAATAATTGATAATGGGAATCTTGTTTTAAAAGCAATTCATGAACAAAACGAATATGGTGCGGTAGCACAAGAAGTACCAAAGATGTTATTGGGAGCAGGAACAGATGAGAAGAGTATGGAACAAAGAAAGGGATAATTATTTAATTCAAATTCACCAAGGAAAATCTAATAAAGAAATTGCAGAATTATTTAATCAGAAATTTAATACTGAATTAACTGTGTCTGCTATAAATAGTCGAAAGAGAGTACTTAAATTAATATCTAATTACAAATATTGTTCGAAATATAACGAGGAAATAATTGAGTATTTAAAGAAAAATCATAAAGGAAAATCTACGATAGAACTATCTAACGAAATAAATCAAAAGTTTGGTCTAAATACCGATCCTGATAGCATTCAAAATTTAAAAAGTAGAATTAAAAGAAGAGATGGTTTTGTATTTGAACCAGTACGAAATGATGGTTGTATCAAAAAAGGAAATATTCCAATTAACAAAGGTAAAAAATGGGATGATTATATGTCAAAAGATGCCCAAGCTAGAAGTCGTAAGACTACATTTAAGAAAGGTAATAAACCGCTAAATGCTGTGGATATTGGTGAAGAAAGTATGCGATATAGTGGAAGTAAACCTGATGATTTAGGATATGTTCATGTAAAAGTTTGTGATGGTAAGGGTAATAAAAATTGGATCCCAAAGCAGAGAGTTATTTACGAACAACATTATGGTCCGATTCCAAAAGGTCATAAAGTTATATTCGCTGATGGAAACAGATTTAATTTCGATATAGATAACCTGGTTCTTGTTTCATCATCAGAAGAATTAATAATGAATCAAAAAAGTTTAAGATATGATGATCAGGATTTAACAAAAACAGGACACCTTATAGCAAAAGTTATTGATAAACGAAACAAATTAAGGAAGTAGTTATGGATCTAGAACAGGAATATTATGATCTATTATATGAAAATCGAAAATTAAAGAACGAAATAGATATTTTAGAAAACGAATTAGTTCTAATTAAGAACGATAAAAAGTTTATGGCCATAACTCTTACTTTTGTTAATAAAGTTAATAAATTAAATAAAATTATAAACAAAATATTTATTTATAATACAAAAATAATAAGAAGTGAAAAGTCTAAAAAAATAAAAGACTATGCATTAAATAATTTAAAAATAATGGAGGGCGAAAATGAATAGAGATTATTTAATAAAAAAAGGAAAAGAAATAAAAGAAAATGGGAATATGTTAGGAATTAAAGTAACAATTCCGAATCAAGATGAAACAGAATTAATCATAAATAATAATTCTAGTATTGATAATAAAATCGATTATTACTGTAAAGCATACGATGAAAATCTAGTGCATTCTATGAATGACAAAATTAAAATTGTTGACATCCAAGAAATAAAACACATTATTCCAAAATGCTCTGATGAATTAAAAGTAGAAGAGTTAAAAAGCAGAGGATTTCAAGAAAAAATGTTTATGGATCTCGGTGCAGCATTATATAAAGAATACAAAAACGATTATCACTTTTATGCAATCATTATTGGATTTAATGGTGATGTAATCGTTACTAATTATGATAAAACAGAAAATAATACAATTTCATTTAACTTCAATATGGATTTTGTAAATGACTTAATATACATATTAGAACATTTAGAAACGATAAAAGATTAAAAAGAATATATAGGGGACAGTTGGGAGGAAATATGCAAATAATTAGTAAAAAAATAGAAGAAATAAAAGAGTATGAAAATAATCCAAGAAATAATGACAATGCGGTTGAATATGTTGCAAGATCTATTAAAGACTTTGGTTTTAAAATACCGATTATTGTTGATAAAAACAATGTAATAGTTGCTGGTCATACTCGATATAAAGCAGCTAAAGAATTAAATTTAACCGAGGTCCCCTGCATAGTTGCTGATGATTTAACAGATGAGCAAATCAAAGCATTTAGATTAGTGGATAATAAGTCTGCTGAATTAGCAGAGTGGAATTTAGAATTATTAAATATTGAATTAGAAAATATACACGATATAGATATGAACTTATACAATTTTGAATTATCAGAATTGTTGGATAATGTAATCGAAGATGATTACGAAATAGAATTGCCAGAAGAACCTAAAACAAAGCATGGTGATATATACAAATTAGGGAATCATTATTTAATGTGCGGTGATAGTACCAAAGAATCGGATGTAGCAAAATTAATGAATAATAATAAAGCAGATCTATTTCTTACTGATCCTCCATATAATGTTGCTTTAGGAAATCATGACACACCAGAAACCGCAAGACAAAGGCATAGAAGAACTGATGGATTAATTATAATGAATGATAAAATGTCAGATAATGATTTCTTGGATTTTTTAACAAAATGCTTTTCTATAGCCAAAGATAATATGAAAGATGGTGCATCGTTCTATATATGGCATGCTGATAATGAAAGTTTAACTTTTAGACAAGCATTGAAAAATAGTGGTTTAGAGTTAAGACAGACATTAATATGGAATAAGAATGCAATTACTTTAGGCAGGCAAGATTATCAATGGAAACATGAACCATGCTTATATGGGTGGAAAGATGGAGCATCACATAGTTGGTTTTCTGATAGATCACAGCCTACAGTATTAGATTTTAAGAAACCATCTAAAAGCGAAGATCATCCTACGATGAAACCTATTGAATTATTTGCTTATCAAATAAAGAATAGCAGCAAAGTGAATGACATAGTTTTGGATACTTTCGGAGGTAGTGGGACAAGCATTATAGCTTGTGAACAATTAAATAGAATCTGTTTCACAATGGAATTAGATCCTAGATACTGTGATGTTATTGTTGATCGCTGGGAAACATTTACTAATCAAAAAGCAGAATTAATTAGTGGTGATCAGTAATGAATGAAGAAGTTAAGATAAAAAAGGATGTATTCGAGAAATTATGTGCATTACAGTGCAATATAAGAGAAATTGCGGGGACATTCGGTTGTACTGTAGATCAATTAAAAATATGGTGTAGGCAAGTATATAATGCAGATCTTGAACAAGTTTATAATGTCAAAGCAGCAAAAGGAAAAATCTCTTTAAGGAGTTTACAGTTTAGATTGGCAGAGAAAAGTCCAACAATGGCAATATATCTAGGGAAAGTATATTTAAATCAGGATGATAAGAATGGAGGTAAACAATGACTAATGACAGTGTAAGAGGTTATATAGTAATAGTTTTAAAAAATTTAGGATATAAAATCGAGGAAATAGAAAAAGTTTTAGATGAATTACATTATGTTTTCGATGTGACATCTGAAAGCGATGCTGAACAATATTTTTATAGTCGAAAATGGCAAGAAAATAAATAAAAAAATAGTAAAAAGTATCAAGCATAAAAAATAGGGTATAACCCCTTATAAATACTAGCAAAAATCAAGTTTATATAGGTGCAATATAATATTGTGGTTATCTTGCATCGAATAATAGAGAAAAGAGGCGAAACGATGAACTTTAAAATAGAAGATAAAGAATATGTAGAAAAAAGAGGCCGTTATTCATATTATGAATTTACTACAAAAGAGATAGAGAGAGTTATAAAAACAGATGTTAAGAAAGTAGAAAATCAAGACTGGAAGATGTTAATACAAATGTTATATCCAACTAATATGATTGGCAGTGGCTTATTTCAACCAATACTTATATTCAGAATTGGAAGAAATGGCAAAAGAATTGATCCACCAATAGAGGCTTACGATGGATTAGATCATTTAAAAAATGGAACTTGTTTGTTATTTAGAATTATTGATTATATAGAGAGCAATAGTAAGATGAAGATAGATTCAAGTTGGTATGAATTAAAAGAAAAAATATTAAATAAGGAGGTAAATAGTGAAAATTAAAGATATTAAATTTGGCGATATAATTACATACAGATCTGGAAGAATTAATAATGTTAATAATCCAAGTAAATATTATCAATATTTTAATAATAATTTTGAAAACACAACTAAAGGAATGGACTTTGATATTATGAGAATACAAAGATATATAAAAGTATTCGGATTTTATAAATTAAAAACTATTTATAGGAGGTATTAATAGGCAATGAAAAAGATATCATATATTTGCGATATGTGTGGTCAAGATGCAACGATTAACTACTATGAAATAGGTTCTAAACAAAATCAAGATCATAATGGAAAAATAACTACTGCAGCAGCAGCTAGAAATTGTAGTAGTTTTATGTCGAGATTAGTAGAAAATCAACCTATTTATTGTGAAAAATGTATAACTAAAATTGAAAAATATATTAATTACAATCAAAACAATAAATCAAAAAAAGCAAGTTTAGGATTAAAATCTAATAATAAACAAGGATTAATTGATTATATAAACCAATTCGATATTGATGAGATTAAACTATTGGATTTAAATATACAAAGATCTGAAATCTGTAGAAGAGGAAAAGTTAAACAAGGAAATATACAATATATAGATCTACATACAATATTTACATTAAATAAAAATGGATTAGATAAGTAATAAAAAGAAAGTAGGTGTAATCGATGACAAAAGATGAAATAAAAGTCAAATTAGATGAATGGATTAATCAACAACGATTAGATGAATATTCTAAAAAGACATTAGTAGATTATCGCCATGGTGTAGATTTGTTTATTCAATGGATAAAAGAAGATGATTTTACTATTAATAAAGATCTTACTTTAGATTACAAAGAATATTTAGAAAAAGAGTTTGCACTTAATTCTAGAAATAAATATATTGTTGAATTAAATAAATTTTTAAAATATATAGGATATAAAGATTGCACCTTAAAAAAGTTTAAAACACAAAGAAAAACATCTATTGATGATCCTATATGGGATCAAGAACATAAACGAATGCTGCGATGGGCAAAAAAATTAGATATGGAAGATATGTATTGGATTATGGAATCATTTGCACTCGCAGGAATAAGAGTAGAAGAATTGAAATTCTTTACAGTAGAAAAAATAACAGAAAGTAATTTTATTAAAGTTTTCAATAAAGGAAAAGAAAGGACCATTATTTTAACAAATGAATTACGAAGAGGACTTATAGATTATTGTAAAAGAAAAAATATTACATCTGGTTATATATTTATTAGTCCTGTAAAACCGAATCAGATGTTAAATAATAGTACAATTTGGAGACGATTAAAGAAAATTGCTAAAGCGGCAAAGATTAATCCTAATAAAATCCACCCACATGCATGGCGACATTTATTTGCTAAAAAAGCTAAAGAAATCGGAATAGATCTAGATGAATTACAGGATATATTCGGTCATGCCGATATAAAAACAACATCTATTTATACTATGACATCTAATAGAGAGAAAAAAGCAAAGATGGAAAAAATAAAATATGGCAAAAACTGACTTAACTAAACAAATAGAACAATTTCTAATGAGAAATAATCATAAAATGAATTGTTTTAATTGTTTAGAAGTAGGAATTGTATTTAAAGTAAAGAAACCTAGTAAATATAATCCGAATTACTTGGTTGATCGATACGATACTGAAATTTGTGATTTTATGCAATACGATCAAAGCAAAGATATATTTAGGTGTTATGAAATAAAGATTAGTAAACAAGATTTTTATAGTAAATGCAAAAAAACTTTTGTTGGGAATTATAACTATTATGCTATGCCAAAAGAATTATACGAAGAGGTAAAACATGATATACCTGATTATGTTGGTGTGGTTGATAAATTAGGTTTTTGTATAAAAAAACCAAAAAAAGTTGATTTAAAAGTAGAAAAAGAAAAATTATTAGTAAGTATGCTTAAATCGTTAAATAGAGAAAATTATAAATACTTCTATAAGGAATTAAGAAAAGAGAGTGAAAGATATTGAAAATAATATTAGCAATATTAGTTGCATTATCATGGATCATATTATTATCAATTAGATCTAAAAAACCAGAGAATCCATTAATTCAATTAAGAGAAGAATTAGAGTTTGCAGATTTAGATCCTAGCGAAATAAATGATATTTTAGAAAAATATAAAAGCAGTTATTCTTATACTTGTTATGAATTAAAAAAAGCATATTATGAATTAGGACAAGCTATCAAAAATTCTTTAAAAAAATAGTAAAAAGTATCATGTATAAAAAATAAGGTATAAACCCTTATAAATACTAGCAAAAATCAAGATAATATAGGTGCAATATAACATTGTGATTATCTTGCATCAAATAATAGAGAAAAAGAGGTGTCGAAATGACTAAAATTACAAGGAAAATAAAACAATTTATAACTAAAACTTATAATGTTGAAAAAGATAATTATTGTTGGTATAACACACAAGCAAAATTATCGGTTGAAGATTTAGAGGATCTACGAAATTACTTCATTAAAAGTAATTATAACTTTATGCTTATTATCAATGGCTGTAGTCAGTTAAGACCTCAACGAACATGGGGAACTTTGCCAACCTTTTTGAAAGGTTTAGATGGATGTCATTTGATATTCAAAAGTTTAAGTAATTCATTTATTCTATGTAGTTGGTTAGAAGATTATGAAAATTATCAGGAAGATATAAAAGAACTATTATTACTTCCTAAAGAATTAGAAGTATATACTTTTAAAAAAGATGAGGTGAAATAATGCGAACAATAGAATTTACTGATAAAGATATAAAAGAGTGTAAGTTAGCATTAACAGGGCAAAATTTAACATCATTACAAAGTGCTTTCTTAATGCAATATATTATAAATCTAGAAAATATAGAAAAAAGATTAGAACATTTGCTTATTTCTAATAAAATATCGTTATATGATAGGATTGATCCTAAAACTAAAGATTATATGTACGATATTACAAAATTTGATGATTTATATAGCAAACAAGAAGAAACAAAAAATAATTTAACATTGACTATAACTTTAAATGATGATCAAGTCATTGATCTTAATAATAGAATAATAGAAGTCAAAAAAGATTATGAATCTAGAATAAATAATACTATTGATTATGTAAAAGATTGTTTAGAACATTTATGTACAGTCGATGAAATAGAAATATTAAATAAATTAGGTTATAATAGTAATACAGAAGAATAATTCAAAATTAATGAAAGGAGCTAACTAAAGACATCCCTTTAGTGTTGTAAAATCTACCATAAAAAGAATAACAAGGAAAGGGTGTCATAATGGAAAAAAAGAAAGAATTATCAAAAGAAGAAAAGGAAAAACAAGCAAAAATTAAACTCTTAAAGCAAGTATATTGGGATGAAAAAAATCTAAAAAGATTACAAGAAAAATTAGAGAAAATAACAATAAAAATTGAGTCAATAAGATCAAGTAATATAAGCTCAATGCCAAAAAGCAGTGGTTTGGCACAAGATATTAGTGATTTATTAGGTCAACAAGAAGAATATCAAAGTTTGATCATAAAAAAAATAATGAAATTGGAAGAAAGTAGGCAAAAAGCAGAATCTTCAATAGACACCCTAGAAGATTCAAGATTAAAGCTAATATTGAATTATGTATATCTTGAAGATATGACTTTTAAGGAAATTGCTGTTGATTTACGAAAATCTGAAAGACATATTAGAAGATTACATGACATAGCAATTAGATTAATGAAAATAGTTTAAAATTAGGCGATAAAAAATACCTAATTTTTTTAATGTCCTAAAATGTCCTAAAATGGTCACATTTGTCCAGTTATGTCACAAAATTATGTGTTATTATGGTATTGTCATAAAAGACATTAAGAGTTCGCCCCTTACTTTTATGATAGTGATTAAGACATCAGAAATGGTGTCTTTTTCTAATGATTTTTTAGGAGGCGATTATATGGTAATGAAAATATGCCGAAAATGTGGAAGTCTTATTCCATATCCTTATACTTATTGTACAAAGTGTCAGAATGAATATAACAAAGATCGAGAACAGCAGCTAAAAGAATCTAAAAAAAAATATGATGCTAATTACAATAAATATAAACGAAATAAGGAGCATACCAAGTTCTATAACTCTGATGAATGGAAGATACTTAAAGAAAAGTACCTACAAGATCAACAATATCGATGTGAAAAATGTGAGGAATTACACAAGAAAGATCCTAAACATAAGCGAAGAGTTGCTGTAGAAGTACATCATAAAAAGTGGTTATCTACTCCAGAGGGATGGGAAAGGCGATTAGACTACACTAATCTGATGGCTCTATGTCATGCTCATCACGATGAGATGCATGGTAGATTCCAGAAGAAAAAGAAAAGAAGTATATAAATTAGCTGCTGCTATTTTATATAAAGTAAGTAAATAAATTTATTTACTAATTAAAGTTAGGAGGTGGACCAAATGAGATTAGTTATTATTACAAAGAGATATGATAGTTCTGTAATCAATCAAAAGGTACAACCTACACCATTAGATGCAGAGGGTAATCCAATGTATGCAATCTATCTATCAGATGAGAGAGCACAAACTTTAATTGATGCTGGTGTTGCAGAAGAATATGTAACAGAAGATCTAATAGTAGATGATTCTAATGATGATGTTGTAACTGATCCTGATACTAATGAGGGTGCTACTAATACTGATAGCAATCCAGAAGATTCAGATGCAGATGATAATGTTGATGGCGATGCTAACAATGAAGATCCTAATGCAGATGATTCTAACGATGATGAATCAGAAGAACAAACAACAGATACTAAATCTAAAAGTAATTCAAAGAAGAATAAATCAAGTAAATAATCTTGGCCATTTAACCGCACCTTATTAGACCGCATTTAAAGGCCTTATAAGAAGAGTTTGCTTTATCACGACCAATGATACTATTTATCTTTTTATTAAGCATTATTTTTTATGTATGCTAGGTATAAAGTGGGTAGGGGTGGTCGAAAAAGTATTTAGGTTTTATAGGATATCGGTGCAAGGTGAGTATTTTGTAGCAAAAACTCCCCACGAGAAATTAAGGAGGTGTCGCATGGCTGGTCAAAAACAACCTATAGATTTAGTTATGGCTAAAGGGAAAAAGCACTTAACTAAAGAAGAAATTAACACAAGAAAAAGTCAAGAAATTAGTGTTCCTTTTGTTGACATCCAAGCACCATCATATCTTCCTAAAAAATTACAGGAAGAATTTGATGAGATTGCGGCTAAATTAAAATCCTTAAATATAATGACAGAACTTGATGAGGACTGTCTTGCTAGATATCTTTTATCTAAAAGAAATTACTTAAAGATAACAAGAAAACTAAATAGCATCATTACAAAAAAGGATGTTAAAGTATCAGAAATAGATGGTTTAATATCTATCCAAGATAAGTTATTTAAACAATGTCGTTCGGCCGCTGGTGATTTAGGTTTGTCAATATCTAGTAGATGTAAACTAATAGTGCCTGTTGATCCTACACCACCAAAAAAGAATAAGTTCGATAAGTTTAGTAACAATTTAGATGATTGATAGAGTTACAGAATATGCTAGGGCAGTAGTCGCAGGCAAAGTAATTGCGGGAACACCGCATATACAAGCATGTCAAAGACATTTAAGAGATTTAGAAAGACAAAACACAGAAGAATTTCCCTATCATTGGGATATAAAAAGGGCGAATAGAATTCTTGAATATGCAGAAATGTTAACTATTGCAGAGGGTGAAGAACCTATCCAGGTTAAATTAAGAGGATTTCAAGATTTTGATTTAGGGTGTCGTTTTGGATGGTTAAATCAAAAAAATAAAAGGCGATTCAGAAGATCTTATATATCAAAAGCAAGGCAAAATGGAAAAAGTTTTGAAAATGGTATTATAGGAACTTATGTTGCAGGTTTTGGCGGTTACAATTATGGTAAATTATTTACTGTTGCCACTAAAAAAAGACAAGCTAAAATTGCTTGGGAAGAAATGGCAAAATTTATTCAGGCCGATGAAGATTTATCGGAAAAATTTAAGGTTTATGATTATAAATCCTTAATTCGAGCTTTAGAAACACAGTGTACCATTGAGGCACTTTCTCGTGAGGGTGGATTAGATGATGGTTTTAGAGGTATCTTTATTTCAGTTGATGAAATTCACCAACATAAAGATAATAAAATCTATAAGGCATTATACAATGGAACTCGTGCATTAGATGAAACTTTAGTATCTATGATCACCACTCGTGGCGATAAATTAAATTCATTTTGTTATGAGATGGATAGTTATTGTTTAGATATTCTAAATGGGACAGCTACTGCAGAAGATTTTTTCGTTGATATATATACTTTAGACAAGGGCGATAATCTATTCGATCCTAAAAATTTTATAAAAGCGAATCCATTTTTAGCAAGTAATGAAGAGGGATTAAATCAATTAATTATTGAGGCCCAAACTGCTAAAGATATGGGTGGTAGCGAATTAAGAGATTTTATGACTAAAAGTCTTAATATGTGGGTTAGAAATGCTGATGATCAGTATATAGATCCAGATAAATTAAAAAAATGTGCTAAAAATAAAAAGTTAGATTCAATGAGAGGAAAAGAATGTTATATCGGACTCGATCTATCGGGAGGTGGCGACTTAACTACTTTATCATTAGAATTTCCTTTAGATGATGGCCATTTTTATACATATTCACATTCATTTATGCCTAAAGGTAGATTAGAGGAACACATCGAAACCGACACTGCTCCATATGATATCTGGGCAAATAAAAATTTGATCACTGTAACAGGTGGACAAATGGATTTCAAAAATGATTATAAGTTTATAGTTAAACATTTGAAAGACATTATAAGTGAGTATGAATTACAACCACAGGCATGTGGATATGATCCACACAATGCCGATGGTTTTTTAGCAGATTTAGAAGAATTGGGATGTCCATTAATAATGGTCACACAATCTGCTAGATTTCTAAACGATGCTACAGTTGATATGAGATTAAATATTAAATCCGAAAAATTCGAGTACGATCAAGAAAACGAATTGTTGGCTTGGTCGTTTTCTAATGCAGCAGTCGTTGAAAACTCATTCGGTGAAATTAAAATTGATAAGAAAGTTGGAGCGAAAACAAAGAGAATAGATCCAATTGATGCATGTATTAATGCACATGTTGCTTATCAAAAATGTAATGACATCGAAAACCAAGATTTAGAGAAAAATATGGAAGATTATTTATCCTTAATGGGTTGGGATAAATAGAAAGGAGGTAGATTTTATGTTTAGTAATTTCAAAAAGATTATAAAGACACTTACAACATCTAGTACAGAAAAAGAAACGATTACTTTGGAACAATTAGTAGATTTTCTAAACCTTAATGGGGTTAGTGAAAAAGAATTGTCCGAGGCAACATATTTTGCTTGTTTGAAAATATTAAGTGAATCATTAGGAAAGCTACCATTAAAACTGGTATCTACATCTGATAAAAATGGTGTTATCGAACAAAAAGATCATCCATTTTATGCAAAATTAAGATTTAGACCGAATCGATTTACTACTTCTACAGATTTCTTTGCTGCAGTTGAAATGAATCGTAATCATTATGGTAATGCTTATGTATGGATAACTAATAAGAAAAAACAAGAAGATCAAGAATTAATTTTACTACCGAGCGATAGTGTAGAAGTTTGGTACGATGATGGAAAAATTTTGTCTGATATACCAGATGTTTATTACATATATAGAGTTGGTACTCACAGATATGTATTTTCTAGTGAAGAAATTTTACATTTTAAAACTTCCAGTTCCTTTGATGGAATTAAAGGTTTAAGTGTAAGAGAGCAATTAAAAGCAACTATTACTGGCGGTCAAAAATCGCAAGAAATGGTTAACAAGTTAATTGAGAGTGGTTTTACTGCAAAAGCAGTTCTTCAATATACAGGAAATTTAAATGAAGAAAGTGCAAAAAAGTTTACTGCTAATCTAGAAAAATATGCTACTGGCGAGGTGGATGCATTAAAATCTATTATTCCTATACCACTAGGATCAAAATTAGATCCATTAAATATTAAACTTGGTGATAATGAGTTTATGGAAATTAAAAAATATAATGCTTTACAAATTGCAAGTGCTTTTGGTATAAAACCAAATCAAATAAATGACTATTCAAAAAGTAGTTATGCAAGTGCAGAGGCACAACAACTAGCATTCTATGTTGATACTCTTTTATTCATATTAAAACAGTATGAGGAAGAATTAACATATAAGCTCTTAACTACTGATGAAATTAAAAGAGGTTTAAAATTCAAATTTAATGTATCAGTTATTTTAAGAGCTGATCTAAAAACTCAAATTGAGAGTTTATCAAAAGGTGTTGCCAATTTTATATATACTCCGAACGAGGCTAGAGCTTATTTAGATTTAGAGGCCAAAGCAGGCGGAGATAAGTTAATTGGTAATGGTGCAATGATTCCCGCTGAATTAGTAGGAACACAGTACCAACAAAAAAGTGCTAATGGAGGAGGTGATACTGATGGACAAGAATAAGCAGCTAATTCAAAAATCTGGTGCTGTTGAAAGTCAAGAGTTAACAGATGAAGAATTAGAAAAAATCAATAAATTTGCTCTTAAAACATTATCTAAAGAAGATATATATACTTTTAAATTAAGAATCTGTGACAATGAAATAGATCGAGATTTTGAAGTATTTCCATTATCAACTTTAGAAAAGTTAAAGGAATTATTTATTGGAAAAACTATTATTAAGGATCATTCATCTAGAGCAGATAACCAAGTTGCTAGAATCTATGATACTGAATTGATTACAGAAAGCGGTCGTACAAAAACTGCAGAACCTTATACAAGTTTAGTTGCTCATTGTTATATGGTAAAAACTAAAAGCAATGAAGATTTAATTACTGAAATTGATGCAGGGATAAAAAAAGAGGTATCAGTTGGATGTGCTATCGGTGAGGTGGTATGTTCTATTTGTGGTACAGATAATAGGAAAAGATGGTGTGAACACTGGAATGGCAAAGAATATGATGGAAATATGTGCTATTTTGAACTAAAAAGTCCAACTGATGCATATGAGGTATCTTTTGTAGCAGTTCCAGCACAACCAAAAGCAGGAACAACCAAAAATTATGGACCTGATCAAGAAGATCAGGAAAATGAAGAGGTTATTACTGAAAACAACAAAGAAAATACAGAAACAGATCAAGAAGAAACAAAAAATAATAATTTCAATGAACAAGACTTAATTTCATTAAAAATGAAAACAATTAAGTCTTTTATTTTCGCAAAAAAAAATTTAGATAAGAAAGAGGGAATGTAAAATGAATAAGAAAATGCGAGAAATTTTAAAAAGTATTGAAGAAAAAACGATAATTGCAAAAAATTATCAAACTGAAAAGGATTTTGACAAAGCTAATGAAGTATTAGATGAAATCGAAAATCTACAAAAAGAATATGAAGTAGAGGCAAAATTATTAGCTGTTGCTAAAGAAGAAGTAACAGAAGAAAAAGTTGCTGAAGTTAAAGAAGAAAAGAAAGCTGATGGATTCGCAGCAGTTACTAAAATGGTAACTGGTAGAAGAATGGCCGATGAAGAAAAGGCATTAATTGTTGAATCTGATTCAACTGCAGAGAATGCACATGGTACTAATTATTTATTGCCAGAAGATGTTCAACTTGCTATTCGTGAATTAAGAAGAAATTATATGTCTGCAAAAGATTTAGGATTAGTAAATGTTGTTCCAACAACTGCACTATCTGGATCTACTAATTTTGAGACAGATGATGATGGTTTACTTTCTGATTTTGAAGATGGTAATGCTGTAACAGAAGAAGATGGACCAAAATTTGAGAAAAAACCATTTGCTATTAAGTTTAAAGGAAAATTAATTTATATCTCTAATATTCTAGCAGGTAATGAAAAAGCAGGTTTAATGAATTATTTAAATAAATGGTTTGTTAAAAAAGCGGTTAGAACTGAAAATGTAGATATCTTTACTACTTTAGCAAAGGGAAAAACTGCTAAAGCAATTACTGGATTAAATGCATTGAAAGAACATATTAACAAAGACATTGATCCATCATGTGCAATGACAGGAGTAATTATTACGAATCAAACTGGTTTTGCAGAAATGGATAAACAAAAAGATAGAAATGGTAGAGGTATGCTAGAAATTGATCCTACTAATAAATCTCGTAAGGTATTCCAAAATATGCCTATTTATGTATTCTCTGATAAAGAATTAAAAAATGTAAATGGAAAAGCCCCAATGTTCGTTGGTGCAACAGATGCAGGATGTGATTTTATGGATAAAGATGGATTAGAATTTGCTACTTCTGAACATTATGCATTTAATAAAAATCAAACTACTTTGAGAGTTTTAGAGGGATATGATACAGTACAAACTGATGTTAATGCATATTCTTATATCTCTTATACTGGTGTTGATTGTGAAGAAACATCAGCAACATCAAGTTCAACTGATCAAACTGTATAGTTAGGAGGATAGATTATGTCCGCAGTAGCAGAGGTAAAAAAAACTTTAGCACAATTCTTGACTGCTGATAATGTTAAAGAAGAATTAGGAATTGATACTGCAGATTCCGCAATTAATAGTAGATTAAATCGTTATATAAAAGTAGCCGATGCTTACTTAAAAGGGGCAATAAGTGAAAACTATCCACCCTATGATGAAAGAGCTATTGAACTAGCTCTTTTAATCATTGAGGATCTATATGACAGAAATTCTACTACAGTAAAAGAAAATAGTACCATAGAAAAGCTAAAAACCGATTTTATATTGCAATTGAAAGTTGAGGATATGGATGATCTTAAATCAAAAGATTCAGATTCAAAAGCTCAATGAAGATAATGATTCCTATAGTGATTATTATTCTTGTCATGCACAAGTTAATAAAACTGGAGGGAATGAATATCTAATTGCAGGTGCTGTATCAACTAAAAATAAATTTACATTTATAGTTAGATATTGTGAAGAATTAAAAAAACTTCAATTTGATACACAATCTTATAGAATCATTTTTAATGGTATTATTTTTAACATTCTAGATGCTGATGATTTCATGCAAAGGCATAAAACTATAAAGATTATTGGTGAGAGCATTAATGGCCAATAGCATCAAAATAGGTGACCTAGAGAAAGCAATCAATGAGGAGCTAACGATATATTGTGATGATGTTACAGAAAAGGTAAAAAAAATAAGTGATAATGTGATGAAAACTTTAGTAAAGAATACTAAAAAAGATGCCAATAAAAGGACAGGTACTTATGCTAAAGCAATTACATCTAAAAGAACACTAGAAACTAAAAGATCTAGAGTTAATACCTGGTATGTAAAAGATCCAGAATATCGTAAATCCCATTTGTTAGAAAAAGGTCATGCAACAAGAAATGGCGGAAGAACTCGAGCTTTTCCTTTTATTAGTAAGAATGAACAAATAGCAGTTAAAGATTATGAAAATCAAGTAGAGGAGGCAATTAAAAATGGATCTTAAAGAAATTCTAAAAAAAGGTACTAATCTACCTACTGCAGAAAATCATTTTATAAAACCTCCTAAACTTCCTTATTTAATTTTTAATCAAGATAAAGATGTGAGAGGAGTTTCAAAAGATAATCTTATTATTGATAGTGATGTTTCTGTAGAACTCTACACATCAAAAATAGATCAAGAATTAGAAAAGAAAGTAAAAAAAGTCATTATAGATGACATATTAAGTGTTTCTAATAACGATGATGAAATAGAAATTAGTCAAAATAGGGAATATATAGAATCTGAACAGATGTATATGACCATTTATGATTTTAATTTAATAGAAAAAGGAGGAATTTAATCATGGGTAAAAGAACAAAGGAAACAATTACTTTAGGTAGTGGTAAATTATATTCTGTTGAATATACAGGCACAATTCCAAGTAATACTGATCTTGAAAAAGAAAGTAATATTTTAGGTTATATCCAAAAAGGTGCATCATTGGATTACAAACCAGAATTCTATGAGGCAGAAGATGATCTAGGAATTGTTAAAAAACAAATTTTAACAAAGGAAGAGGTAACATTTAAAAGTGGAATCTTAACTTGGAATGCTGAAACTTTAAAGAAATTAGTAGCAACAGGAAGAATTACAGAGGATGCAGAAAAAGGCATGAGAACTATTAAAATCGGTGGTATTAACAATAACGATGGTAAACAATATATTTTCCACTTTGTTCATGAAGATAAAAAAGATGGAAATGTAAGAATTACTATTGTAGGACAAAATACTGCAGGTTTCTCTTTAGCATTCGCAAAAGATGCTGAAACAGTTATTGATGCTGAAATTAAAGCACTTCCAAATGACAACGAAGGCACTTTAATTATATTCCAAGAAGAATATACACCAGCTACTAATAGCGAAAACGATCAAACAGTTTAATTAAAAAGTAAGGGAGGAATGAAATATGTTTGATATGACACAATACATACCTAGATATTTTAAAACAAAACTAAAAAATGGAAAGATTTTAGAAGTCGAACCGCCAAAATTAAAGGTGTTAAAGAAGATCTTAAAATTAAGTGGTGTTAAGGATGATATGTCAGAGAAAGATTTTGATAACATTATCCTTGCTACATCAATGGCCTTAAGTAAAAATAAACAAAATTACAAGGTAACAACAGAGTGGTTAGAAGATAATCACAACATTGATGAATTACAAGATCTACTTATTAATTATTTTGGATGGGTCGATGAAATACAAAACTCAAAAAACTAACTGCCCCATATTATCCTAAACAGGATGATGAAGATGTGGGGTATAAATTAGTTAGTCATAGAGAAAAAGTAGTATCTAAATACTGCGGTATCTCTATTTTAGAGGTCGAGAATCTAGATTTAGTAGAGTATTTATTTTATTATAGGGAAGCTGTTATTTATAATTGTATGCAAACAGAAGATGGAATCGAATACTTGCAAAATGCTTATAGATTGCAACAAACCGAACCAGACAGAAAGAAATTAAGAGATAAATATAAAAGCGGGCGACCTGAATAAAAGAGGTTGCCCTCTTTTTTAGTTTTAAAAGAAAGGCGGTGATAAAATGGCACAGAAAATAAAAGGAATTACTATTGAAATAGGTGGCGATACAACCAAACTTGATAAAGCACTAGGGGAGGTAAATAGTAAAACTAGACAATTACAATCAGAATTAAAAGGTGTAAATAGTCTTTTAAAAATGGATCCTAAAAATGTAACTTTGTTAAAGCAAAAGCAAGATCTATTAAATCAGAGTATTGCTAATACTAAAGAGAAATTAAATACATTAAAAACTGCTCAAATACAAGTGCAAGAGCAATTCGATAAGGGCCAAATTACAGAAGAACAATATCGTGATTTTCAAAGGGAAATTGTTGCGACAGAAAATAAATTAAAATCTCTAACTGCAGAATTAAAAAATTTCGGATCTGTTGGAGCTCAACAAATAGCGGTAGTCGGTCAAAAGATGCAAGATGTAGGAGGTAAGATCGAATCAGCAGGTAAAAAACTTTCTTTGTTTAGTGCTGGATCTACTGTAGCATTAACTGCAGTATCTAAAGGTGCAATAGATTTTGAAACAGCATTTACTGGTGTTACGAAAACTGTAGATGGTACTGATGAACAGCTTGCAAAAATAAAACAGGGCCTTTTAGATCTATCAAAGGCAACATCTAGTAGTTCAACAGACATTGCTGCAGTAGCAGAGGCTGCTGGGCAATTAGGTGTAAAAACTGAAAACATTTTAGCATTTACAGAAACCATGGTTAGATTAGGCGATTCAACAAATATGTCTGCAGATGAGGCAGCAACAGCAATCGCTCAATTATACAATATTATGGGTTCTGATATAAACACTGTAGATCAATTTGGTGCTGCTATTGTTGCATTAGGTAATAATGCTGCAACAACAGAGGCAGACATAGTTAATATGGCATCAAGAATAGCATCATCTGGAACACAAGTCGGATTAACAGAACAAGAAGTGTTGGCATTATCTACGACACTTGCAAGTGTTGGTTTAGAAGCCGAGGGTGGAGGATCTGCTATCTCTGCTGTTATAACTAAAATTGATAAAGATGTTGCTTTAAATACTGATAGTCTGAAAACATGGGCAGATGTTGCAGGAATGTCTGTTAAAGATTTTAAGACTCTTTGGGAAAATGATGCAATGTCAGCAATTCAAAAAGTTGTTGGTGGTATGGGCGATGCCAAAGCAGGCGGTGAAAACTTAAATATCATATTAGATGAACTTGGAGTTACATCTTTAAGACAAACAGATACAATGAAAAGATTATCTGGTGCATCCGAATTGATGGCCGATATGGTTAATATAAGTAATAATGCCTGGGAAGAAAATTCTGCTTTAACTAATGAATCATCTAAACGATATGAAACTACTGCAGCTAAAATAACTCAAATGAAAAATACAGTCACCGAGCTTTGTGTTAAGTTGGGTGATATTTTATTGCCTATTTTAAATAAGATTATATCTGCAATATCAAAATTCACAAACTGGTTAACGAATTTAAATCCAGCAGCACAAAAAATTGTATTAGTAGTCTTGGCCATTGTATCTGCACTCGGACCATTCCTGATCATATTAGCGAAACTTATATCATCAGTTGGTACTATTATGACAATTGTTCCTAAATTAGTTGCAATTATAAAAACGGTTAGGACAGCATTTGCAGCTTTTAATGCGACATTACTTGCGAATCCAATTGTATTAATTGTAGCAGCAATTGCAGCACTCATTGCAGGGTTTGTTCTATTGTGGAATAAATGTGAATGGTTTAGAAACTTTTGGATTGGTTTATGGGAAAATGTAAAAAATGTATGCAAAGCTGTAATTGATGGAATTGTAGGATTTTTTACTGGAATCATAGACTTCATAAAAAATAATTGGCAGGGATTACTTTTATTTATTGTTAATCCTTTTGCGGGAGCATTTAAATTACTTTACGATAATTGTGAGGGATTTAGAAACTTTGTAGATGGAATTATTCAAAAAGTAAAAGAAATATTTGCTAGTATTGTTTCATTTATCAGTACAAATGTTATAGAACCAATTAAACAATTCTTTGCTCCAATCGTAGCATGGTTTACTAATCTTTTTATGAGTATTTATACTAGTTTAGTAAGTATTATAAATGTAATCTGGGGTATTATCCAAGGATTATGGGAAATGATTGTTGCATTATTCACTGCAGCGATTAATTGGATCAATGAATCAATTATTACACCGATTAAGACAGCATTCACTGCAGCGATTGAGGCAATTAAAACAGCAATTCAAGTTGCATGGGAATTTATCAAAAATATATTTATTACTATTGCAACATGGGTAAACGATAATGTTTTAGTACCGATTATGAATTTATTAACATCAGTATGGTCATGGATTCAAAACAATATTATTATGCCAATAAAAAATGCTTTTACTGCTGCATGGAATACATTAAAAACTGGTGCTGTTAATGCTTGGGAGGGAATAAAGAATGTATTCTCATCTGTGGCATCATTCTTTGGTAATATATTCTCTACTGCATGGCAAAAAGTTAGAAATGTCTTTTCTGCAGGTGGTAAGATCTTCGCTGGTATCAAAGATTCAATTGCTAGTGTATTTACGACAGTTGTTAATAGAATTATTGGGGGAATCAACACAGTAGTAGCTGTACCTTTTAATGCGATAAATAAGGCCTTAAATAAGATTAGAAATATTTCATTTTTAAATATTTCACCATTTAAAGACAAATGGGGTGAAAATCCATTGAAAGTGCCACAGATTCCACTATTAAGAACAGGTGGATCTATTATCGGTGATGGTGAGGCAATAATGGCCGAGGCAGGTAGTCCTGAAATGATTACAATGATGAATGGAAAGGCAATTGTAAGACCATTAACTAGCACAGATCGTAAAGAAGTAATGTCTAGTACCAATAATAGTGGTAACAACACATTCAACTTCTATTCGCCAGAGGCATTAACACCTAGTGAAGAAAGAAGAAAATGGCGACAAGAAGTTCAATATCAAAAGCTGATTCATGGATAGGAGGAAATTATATGTCAAAAAGATTAGTATGTGAATCACATTTACATGAAAAGGTAACTTTTACTTATGATTTTCCTTTTTATCTTGAAAAGGTAGAGGGACTTCATGAGGTAATAGGCACAGTTACTGGAATAAAAAGTGCTTATGCAATTGGGGAAAATTATGTAGATACAAGTATCGAAAAAAGAAATATTGTTATAAGTGGAATCATTAAAGATGATTTTGTTAATAATAGGCAAAAACTTTATCGCATATTTCCTTTAAAATAGCTTTATTCCATTTCATGTGCTTTCTGCTCG